CATATCTCAGGACCATACAGGTTAATAAAGCCGAGCCGAAACAGAAACGTTCCATTTCCTAAAGAAGTGTGGTATCAACTCGGAGAAGAACCATCTTTTGGAGATGATGAAGAAAAATACATTGCGGTTCAAAACGCAAAAGAAGAAATTAAAAGTATACCATATACGTATGTTAGTGTAGCAGGAGCGCCATTCGAGAATATACTCAATCACATTAAACGGTGGGTAATTCAAGAAGTAGGAACAGATGAAAACGGAAGAACAAATGAGTGCTTAGTTGTCTATGACTATCTAAAACTAATGTCGTCTGCTGGTATATCTGGCAATATTCAAGAATACCAAGCACTTGGATTTCAAATTACAAACCTTCACAATCTAGCAGTCAAGTATGACTTTGCTTGTCTAGCGTTTGTGCAGTTAAATAGAGACGGCATCACTAAAGAATCTACAGATGCGGTAAGCGGATCTGATAGATTGATTTGGTTGTGTACATCATTCTCTATATTCAAAGAAAAGTCAGCAGAAGAAACGGCAGAGGATGGTCCTCGCGCCGGAAATAGAAAACTAGTACCTATTGTGTCTCGTCATGGACCCGGTATGCACGACGGAAACTACATTAATCTTAGAATGGACGGCGCACATGCGTTACTAACAGAATTAAGAACTAGAGATGAGTTTCTGAAATGCGGAGATACTGATGCAATAGAAGGTGCAGAACTACCTTTCGATGAGGATAATGATGAATAAATATGAAGGCGTGTTTAATGGCGGCCCTGAACACGGACAAAGATATCCGTTTCCAAAGAATCAAGAAATAATTGAAGTAACTAAAGTATATGATAGCGGATTAACAACCGTGTCTAAATATGCTAGAAGAAGAGTAGAAGGCAATGTAATTTATTACGACCTCATGGAAGAGAAGTTCTTAAAATACGCAAGTCACCTCGAAAGAAATGATTTAAAATGAGTATAATTCCATTGTCTATTGCGACTGTATGCTACGTCATAACAGCGTATAGTAATTTGAAGCAGCGTGACTATCCTCACGCCTTTGTTTGGTTTTCCTATGCACTTGCTAATTGTGGACTATTATGGTATGAGTACGACAAAACAAAAACTTGATTTAGAAAAAGTCAAAGAGACTATTGTTAATAATATTGATTTACTGTTAGATAATCTAGACGTTGAATACGAGTCAAAAGGTGATAATATTTTTATGCCTTGTCCTATTCATGGTGGCGATAATCCAAACGGATTGTCTATATCATTAGACCGTAAAACTTGGAAGTGTTGGACTCATAATTGTCATGATGATTTTGGTACTGATATTTTTGGATTCGTCAGGGGTTGTAGACAAGACCCGACATTTTCTGACACCTTGAGGTTCATATGTCAATTGTACGATATCAATAAAGATCATGGTAAGAAACTTGAACCAAAAATAAAAAAAACAGAACTAGAAGAAATTGTAAATATATTTAAGAAAAACATAAATAAAAAAAATAACAACGAATACGTTCGTGATGTGGAAACGCTAAATAATTCATTTTATTTTGAAAAGCGAGGATTTTTACCGGAAACTTTGGAGCATTTTGGAGTAAAAGATTGTATAGATAAATCATCCGCAATGTGGAATAGGGCTATCATACCTGTTACATTTGAAGATAAAGAAATTGGATATATTGCTAGAGCAGTAAAGAATTTTGTTCAACCCAAATATCTCTTTTCTACGGGGTTTAAAAAGACAGACTACTTATACAATTATGACAACGCTATGTCTGTAGCGAAAGATAAACATGCATTATTTTTAGTTGAAGGTCAAGGTGATGTGTGGAGAATGTATGAAGCGGGTGTGGAGAACTGTGTAGGTCTCTTTGGTAAAGATTTGTCTGACACACAAAAGTCCCTATTGATTAGAAGCGGAGCAACAGACTTGGTTGTGCTAACAGATAACGATCAAGCGGGCAGAGAAGGTAGAATGAAAATACAAAGAGAATTAAGTAGAATGTTCAATCTGATATATCCAACAATGCTCAAAAAAGATGTCGGTGACACATCAGTTAAAAAAATTCAAAAACATATACTACCGGAAGTGGAAGGACTTTATTAATGATACTAGGAATTTCTGGAAAAAAACAAGCAGGCAAAACTACAATCTCTAACATAATTCATGGAGATATTTTATTAAAACAAGGGTTTGTTCTTGATTATTCCATAAATGAACTTGGCAAACTACTAATTAGAACAACAGACGCCAAAGGAACTGAAGGTTGGGGTGAGTTTGACATCGAGAGAAAAGATGAAGAATTTATTCAATATGCCCATTACAATATGTGGCCCTTTGTAAAAGCATACAACTTTGCTGACTCCTTGAAGGACATGTGTATCAATCTATTTGGGTTTACATATGAGCAGGCATATGGAACTAACGATCAGAAAAACCAAGTATTAGATCATATCAGATGGGAAGATATGCCAAGGTTTCAAAATATGAAACTGATGAAAAAAATGCCTATAGACGCAAGGAAAAGTTGGGACTGGCGCGAAGGCGAAATGACTGCGCGTGAGTTTATGCAGTTCTTTGGGACTGACATCATGAGAAAGATACACAACAATGTATGGGCAAATGCCTGTATAAATAAAATCACAAAAGAAGGTAGTAATCTTGCTATTATAGCAGACGTTAGATTTCCTAATGAAGTTGAAGCCATCAAAAAAGCTGGTGGCAAAGTATTGAGATTGGAGAGGAATGTTCATGAAGACGACCACGACAGCGAAACCGCGCTAGATGTGGACAACTATGACCATTCTAATTTTTGGCACGTATTTGATAATAGAGATGTCGGAATTGCAGAAACAATAACTGAGGTCAGATCTCTTTTGGGGGAAATGCAATGGTAAAAGAATTATTAATACCTAGACAGTATAAAAATAAGATAAGGATAGGAAGAGAAGAAGATAGTGGATACGTTGTATCAAAAGACCATTTAGCAAAAAAATTAATATCAGTAGGATGCGAAAATAAAACAACTTTTGAATCTGATTATCTTTCAGTGAACCCAGACGCAGAAGTTATCATATACGATGATATTAGTGGCTGCCACCTCGCAGACGAAGATGATAGAGTTACATTTCATCAAAAGTATATTGAATCATTCTCTGAACTTAATATTACAGATCCATCTATCATTCAAATGGATATTGAAGGAGCAGAAGTAAAACTATTCGGGGAAACCGATTTGTCAGGCATTGAGCTTGTAGAACAGTTAGTAATCGAGTTTCATTTTCACAAGAGAATATGGCCCATCTTTCCTCAAAACGGAACAGATGAACAAATTAAAAAAGCGCTAGAAGTATTAAATAAACATTTTACCCTAATACACATACATGTAAACAACTGCGGGTTTGCAGATGGTTGGCCTATGTATAAAGACGTTTATGACCCCATAGAATTAACATTCATAAAAAAAGACGATTCACTGCCGGTTGAGTCAGAGCCTTTTCCAATCAAAGGGTTGGATTTTCCTAATCGTCCCGGCGCTTTCGATCCCGTAATAGATTGGTGGGTAAAATGATAGTGACTTATATTAGGTCGTCAAGTTATAACGGTTATGACTATTGCCAGATGCAATACTTTCTGACTTATGTTTTAGGACATAGATCAGATAGCGGAAAAAAGGCAGACCTCGGAACAATGGTTCACAAAGTCATGGAAGTTTTAGCGGGACTTAAAAAGTTTCAGCAAGACAATCCACGAAAAAAGTATCTGGTTGTAAAAGACGATGCTGTTGACGAAGTTAGAATCCATAAAGATGAATTACTTACAAAACAATGTGTAGAAGATTTAGTTGATCTTAGTTTCAATTCTTACAAAAAAGGATCAAAACACAAGTGGACTCATGCCGATAGAAAAGAAGTATCACGGCTTTCTTGGTTAGCGTTAGACTGGAATGAGGGTCAATTTGACCCACGATACAGGGATATAGTTGACCCAGAACCCCATTTTGATATTCCCATCGAAGAAGATTGGGCGAAATATGAGTACGAAATGCCAAATGGGGAAGTTATTAAGGGAAGATTAGCAATAAAAGGAACAATCGACCTTGTAACAAAGGTAGATGATGATACAATAGAGGTTATTGACTGGAAAACAGGGCGCAGATTAGACTGGGCAACAGGTCAAGAGAAAGATTTTAAGAAATTGACTACCGATGCACAATTATTATTATATAATTATGCCATATCTAAACTCTATCCAGACTACAAACAGGCGATTATGTCTATCTTTTTTATAAAGGATGGCGGCCCGTTCAGTATGTGTTTTGATAAATCAGATCAAGAGAAGTTCTTGGGTATGTTGAAGGACAGATTTGAAGAGATCAAAGCGAATGTATCTCCTAAACCGTTGCGAGACGACAGGAGTCATTGGAAATGCACAAAGCTCTGTCACTTTTATAAGAATAATTGGCCGGGAACTGACACTCCAATGTGTATACATATAGGGGATAAACTAAAAAAAGACGGGATAGATAAGACTGTAAAAGACTGTACTAACAAGGGATTTTCAATAGGTTATTATGAGGCACCGGGATAATGTTTAATCATATTCATATTGGCCGTAGGGCATTTTTACAAACCAGCATGTTTGCTGCTGCTGGTACACAGTTTGCTTTTGGTGAGCAGAAGCATTACGAGAGCATTGAAGGTACTGCTAAAAGCACTATCTTTATCTACCTCCCC